ACAGGCGGAATAACACCCACTAGTCGGAGGAGTCCTTCAGCAAATAAAGCAAGGACCACCCAACCGACGCACATACTAATGATAGAAGCATTACGGTTGTGTCTTCTGATAGCAGCATCAATCATCTCCTGAACTTCAGAACGGCTTACAAACTCGTCTTGAGGTTCCATCACTTCTCATCTCCAAGAAACTTCGCAAGTGGGTCTTTTCTGGTCTTTACGATTTCAACAGATCTCTTGTAGAACATATTGTCCGTATTACCAGACGTTTCAAACGTCTCCTTGATCTTCACCCAATTATTATAGGTGTGGTCATCCATTAAAGGAGTCTCGTATTATAATATATAACATTTTAAACACTAAAAAAGTCTTGAAAAATTAGCTTTTCAAGACTTATATTAAGCAATTATTAAACGGAAGGTAGGCGAGTCGAACGCCTAAGGGCTTTAACACCTCAACGCTTTTCAAGAGCGGTTCCGTCACCAATCGGATTGACCTTCCAATATTTTATTTAACGAATTTCAAAATCTAAACGCTTTACTTTTCGTTGTCTTCTTGCTTCTTGATAAGCAAGATCTTCAGGAGAAAATAAACTTTTCTTAACCGTTTCTTTAACTGGTTCAACCATAATAACTTGCGATAAATCAACCGCAGTTATTTTGTTGTTATTAAGTTGCAATTTATTTGGGCAGCCACACACCTGTAACTTTGATGTAGCTGTCAATTCTTTGTTGCAATTCTTGCATCTGACTACTAACATTTTTTAACATTCCTTTAATCTCATCCAATTCTTCATGGATATCTTGATGATGAAACCTTAATGGTTTTTGTATTAATTTTTTAATTTTTTTGTCTTTCATTATGTATAAGGAAACAATGGGAGATATCGGAATCGAACCAATGACTTATTGCTTGTAAGGCAACCACTCTACCGCTGAGTTAATCTCCCGAACTCCCCCGATAGGACTTGAACCTATAACCCATCGGTTAACAGCCGATTGCTCTGCCATTGAGCTACAGGGGAATGATATTAAACTTGTCTAGTTTCTAGAATATATTCTACTGTATTTGCTATATCATTCATAGCATCTCGTAAATGTGGCTGTTGTCCAGTTTCTTGCCGAACAATCGGACGGTGATCATCTGTGAGAGACCAGCGCCACTGTTTCATTTCAACACAATACCAGAGATTAATTTTCATGTTTGAAATATTCAAGTCTGATCCAATTAAGGAGGGTATTGTATGAATAAATTGCTGCTTCATTGCAGTTGTTTTTTTCCATGTCATAAACATAATATTCAAGTGCTTCAATTACCATTTGACGGTCTTTTTGTGAAATGAGTGACATAAAAAGCTCCTGAGTGCCCGAGAGAGGACTTGAACCTCCAAGCCGAAGCACATGATCCTAAGTCATGCGTGTTTACCAGTTTCACCACTCGGGCAAAACCCCCGTGAGGTATATAGGAATTATACACCCCACAGGAGAAATTGTCAACTATCAGAAACGGAAGGTTGTCTGGATCACACCACCATAGTTATCCGAAGCTTGCTTCAGACCTTGGTTGTTGGACACATAGAAGACCGCAGGAGTCACGCTGATCGCATCGCTAACTTTGTAACGATAGAAGGCTTCCCACATAATTGCCTTCTGGTCTGCTTTCAGAGACGCAGCATTACCAGGAGCACCGATGGCAAAACCAGCAGCGTTACCCTTGGCGAATACATCGCTCCACTGAAGACCAGTCATCCACGTTTGTGAATCGGTAGCGCCAGTAGGAGTCTGACGGTTGTTGGACAGACTTACAGTGTTCCAACCATAAGCACCAGAGATCGAAGGAATAATACCCGACTTCTTAGGTTGCCAATAAGCATTAATCGCATAACCATTGGAGGTTTGGTTAGCAGCAAGGTTACCAGAACCACCACCCAGAGCATTGAAGTTACGAACACGAGTACCTTCAGTACCATAGCGGTAACCGAATGCGATGCCGTACTGAGGAGCACGGTAACCAATCTGAGCAAGAGTGTTCAGAGAACCATCTTCATCAAACTGACCTTTGGTAGAATCGTTTCCGTTCTGGGCAACATAGTTGATACCAGCAACGAAACCAGGCTTACCCTTCTTGGTAGGTTGTACCCACTGAGCACCGAAACCAGAGCCAGTTGCCTTGTTATAGACGCCAGGAGCACCAGCAACAGAGAAGAAGTCAAGGATGTCCGACTTGTATGCGGTAGGAACCCATGCCATCTCAGTGTTACGAACCAGAGCACCAGCAGTCAGGGTCACACCCTTAGCAAGTCCAGGGAAGCTGTAGTACAGACGATCCAGAGTCACGGTGTTCGCATAGGTTTCTGCCTTGTCCAGTTTGAACAGGGAGGAAGAAGAACCAAAGGGTTGACTGGAGAAGTTACCAGAACGCAGACGGGTCTTGAGCAGATCCTTACCAGTGAAGGAAGTATCAAAGCTCAGGCGGAGGTCATAGTTGAAAGCAGTGTTTCCAACATTGGTGCTGTTAGCAAGACGAGCACCATCTACACCACCCAGAACGAAGGTTGCTTCACCCTTGAGTTTGGTAGTGGTAGAGAACTGTTGTGCCTGAAGAGCAGCAGACTGCTTCTCCAGTTTAGCAACACGACCACGAAGAACTTGAAGTTCGTTAGCGAATTCGGTAGCAAGACGCTGGAGTTCATCGGTGACTTCAGTTACGCGATCCAGACAAGCATTCAGAAGAGCAGCGGCTTCAAAACGGGTCATGGACTTACCACCAAGGTAAGTTCCGTTTTCATAACCAGCAACGCAACCATAACGCTCAACAAGATTGCTGAGTGCCTGATAAGCCCAATCCGTAGGACGGACATCAGAAAGTTGTTTGATGCTTGAGACTTGTTCCGAAGAAGTGTATTGGTTGACTGCTGCCATATTAAGGTCTGCGGCATTCGCAGCAACAGGAGCAACCATTCCCAGAGCAACAGGTGCGAGCATCAGTTGTTTGAGTTTCATAAAAAGTTTGTATGTGCTAAACGACAAATGAGGTTTTTAGATAAAACCTCAATATTTAGAGGGTCTTAAACAAATCTTAAGACACATTGATATACTAAGATATTTTTGTGCTTATGTCAACTAAGATTTGGTTAAGAAGCGGACAACGGGGATCGAACCCGTGACTGGAGCTTGGAAGGCTCAGATGTTACCTCTACACCATGTCCGCAAGGCGTCTCGGGCTGGGATCGAACCAGCGACCAACTGCTTAGAAGGCAGATGCTCTATCCGCTGAGCTACCGAGACATGAGAGTATTATACTACTGCTTGGGGCAGTTGTCAACCCATGGAGCACAGATTCTCATTTCTCCACCAAGCAGTCTCTGTGCCTCACTGCCGTCTGGTGCTTTCTCAACATATCGTGGTTTATAACGCTTATTCGACTCTTCAATGATACGGTCATACTCTGGAGTTACTTCATCAATTGCACGATCTACATCTCTTTTAATTCTTCTATTCAGTTTTTCAGGATCTTTAAGTATAAACTCATTAAGGATAGTTTGTGGAAAATATTTTCTTTGAACTTCATCCAATAAGTCCCAAAGTCCATTTTCGGATACTCCTGTGCATTGTGATAAAACTGCGATCACGCTTGATAATACTATCCCAATAATCGCATATTGTTTTATATCTGGTTTCTTTTTTCCAAAATTAAAATTAAACATAGGGGAGTTGTTCACTCCCCCGTATTTAGTTTATTTTATTGTGTCAAACCTCTACCGTGATCAGTTTGGAAGCATAGTCATGAGCATAAGATGTACGAGCACCATGAATGCCCCAACCAATCCAACTATACGCATAGTTCATATAGCGAGATATTGATTTGCCAGGAGTTTTCATTTTCTCCTCAATATCTTTCCATTGAACTTCATTTGTCAGATAATGAAGTTGCGTGCGAAGTGATGATGGTGAACCACCATACTTCTTAGCGAAATCACCCAATCCATAATATCTGTTGGCAGATGTCCATTGAATCAGACCATAACCACCATAGCAGGAATGGTAACTGACTCTACTACCACCTTCACAAATATTAGGCACGAACATAGATTCTTGCTTAATATTGCCCATGATGGTAGCAAGGGCGTTTCTGTCTTTAATACCACGATCCTGGAAGTATGCCAGGGTAGCATTCTCATGTTCATTACACCCTTTACAAATAAGCCTTTTCTCTTTTGGCTTTGGTAATGCAACCTCGCGGATTGCTGTCTTCTGACCATCAACAAGATCAAATTCCTTAATAACGGAAAAGGGCGCTTGTCCTGGGACAGGAGGAGGCGGCCCTTTTCCGTTATTAAG